AACTCGGTACCGGAGACCATCTGCTTGTAACCGTTGTAGTGACCGGCGGTCTGGGTGAGCTCGTTCCAGATGTGGAGCCAGTCACCGTAGTGCTTGTCGATGCGCTGACCACCGATCTCGATCTCCACGGACTTGACGAGCTTGTGACCCGCCCAGTCGTTCAGAACGCTGTCCTTCGCGAACTCTACCTGGAGGTAGATGCGGTGGATCAGATCACCGTTGCGAGAGATGGTGCAAGTCACCTTGCGGTCGAAGTCGATCGCGCCGTTGAAGGTCTGCTGGATGGACTCCATGGAGAAGTTGGTGTGACGACGGTACACCACCTTGAAGAAGGTGATCTGGGGGTTACCGGTCAGGTAGATGTCCTGGGCACCGTAGGCTACGAGCTGCATAAGTCCTCCACCCATTGTAAATTAATTTTATAATATAAGGCAATATTTTTTTTGCAGATATTTAAAGTTTTGATTTAACGCAGTTGTTAATATAACCCGCTTAAAGATTTTTCCCATGAAAGTCAACAGTGTGGTTCAAAAACGATCCTGTAATTACAAAAAAACGACGAAGACCTTAGATTACTGCCACAAATACAACGTAGAAAACTTCGAAAAAAATCAACTCTCCTTAAAAGACTGCGAAAAGGCACTTGTAGAGGTAGAGGACAAGATCGATTGCATACAGAACAAGAGCAACCGTGATAAGACCGACGAAGACTTCGTGAACATCGTGCTTCTTAACGAGGAGCGAAATCGTCTTGGGTCGCGCATCGAGGACATGACAAATCTGTCCCAAGAGCTGAACTACTTCGTGAACACGAGCGACATATTGTACAACTACTACAACCTTGTCGAGAACAACACTGACAAAAACATGAGTATCAAAACCTTGGAAAAGAATGGATCGCAAAACAAAAGTATCATCGAATATTTCAAACTCGATGAGAAAAAGCCACCCGCTCCTCAGAAACCAGTCACCCCTACGTATCTTCCTAAACAAGATATGAATCGAGCCGCCCTGCTCGACGAGTTCCTTTCATTCACCGACGAAGACTACATCAACAACAACATAGACAACAGCCTCGCCGTCCGTTGCGAGCACTGCAATTCCATCGAAAAAACGATGTTGTACAACGACAGCATATGCTATTGCAACACTTGCTATTCCATACAAAATTTGTTGACGGACAACGAGAAGCCATCCTACAAGGACCCCCCTAAGGAGATTAGTTATTTTTCGTACAAACGCATAAACCACTATCAAGAGTGGTTGAATCAAATTCAAGGCAAGGAGACCACCGACATTCCGGAAGACATCTTCGACAAAATCATGTTGGAGTTGAAAAAACAACGAATCACAAACGTGCAAGATCTCAATCGTCGTAAGATAAAGGAGATCCTAAAGAAGCTGAAAATAAATAAGTACTACGAACACATTCCCTACATATTGAATCGAATCACCGGAATTCCGAATCCTAATTTGACACAGGAGCTCGAGGAGAAACTCAGAAACATGTTCAAGGACATCCAAGTGCCTTTTCTGAAGCACTCCCCTTTGAATCGAAAGAACTTCCTGTCCTACTCCTATGTGATTCACAAGTTCATTCAACTCTTAGAAAAAGATGAGTACCTCAAATACTTCCCCTTACTGAAGAGCAGGGACAAGTTGCATCAACAAGAGCAAATATGGCGAAATATATGCGGTGATTTAGGCTGGAAGTTCATCCGTAGTATTTAGGCGCCGTTCATGGACTTAGACACATCCGGGATGTTGCGCATACTGGGGAAGCCCACCAGGTTCGCACCAATACCCAGACCGGCACCGGAGCGAGCGCTGACACCCAGACTGGGGCTGTACAGATCGAGCAGACTGAACGTCGCCGCGGCCACAAAGCCGATCAGCACCACATCCTCGAGGGCCATCTTCTTGTTAGGGAACATAAACGCCGCGGTAGACACCACAAGACCCTCCATGAGGTATTTCAGAATGCGTACAAAAATCTCGACCAAATCAAACGAATGAGCCTCCATATTTTTAATTTAACTGTGAGATTTTTTTGCAACCATATATATTCATTTAAAAATATAAGTAGTGACGTGTTGTATAGGTTGCAGAATGATTCCTACTTCAGAGAAGGACTTTCTCGAGAATGATCCCCCGATTCGAGGACAAAATTTCGTCTGTTTGTCATTTCTCCATCCGGACCAACTTTTAAAGCGTAAAGAAGCGTTCTTCTTTTCCGAGTACACCAAGGCGTTCGTAGAAGATGCGAAACAGTTACTTCAAAATATGCGCGATGAGTACCCGGACAAAAACGCTTTCTTCGACTCCCTTGTGGACAACCACAAGGGACTTTTCGGAGGCTCCATGGACTTGGACTACCAATACTTCCTCGAGATGAAAGAACATGAACTCGAAAAGCGTTTCAACCAGGAGAACGAGTTCCAAACATCCACGCAAGGAATCAAGGTCCGCGGGGTCTTCGAAAGCTCGCAGGAGGCACAAAACCAATGTGTAAAACTACGCAAACTCGACAACGAAAAGTTCAACATCTACATCGCAGAGGTGGGATGTTGGTGCCCTTGGAATCCTAACCCGAACTCCATCGAGAGCCAAGAGTTCGCGGAGACGGAACTCAACACGCTTATGTCGAAGTACAACGAGAATATGGAGAACGCTTCGTCGTTCTACAACGAACGAAAAGCGATGATGCAAAAACGCATTGAAGAGGAGGAGGAGGACAAAAAGGAGGAAGAGAAGGAGAATGGTGCACAACAGTCATTAGCAGAGGAACTTGTGGATGACGACCCCTGGCTTAAAAACAAAGCCCGTCTCCTCGAGGACCAAGAGGAGACGAATGCCAATGAATGAAAAAAAAACAAATTAAACAAGTAAACAATGAACAGCATCCTTTTTATTTTGATCTTTGTAGGTATCATACTTATCGTTGACGGGTACTACAGAGATCGTATAGAGTTTCTCAAGAAACATACGAAGACGATCTACAAGTTCATCCCTCGAAATCAATACGAAGACTCGTTAGGTTACATGAAATTCGATATGTTCGAATCAAAGCCCGACACGAGAAGCGCAGGAAGACCAGATGATATCGCGTAGGTCGCCTCTTCACTTATTATGAACCTTCTTCACGTTGATAACGTGCTTTCGTTTGGCAGCAAAGCTATTGGAGTCGTAAGCCTCCTCCGGATCCGTCTCTTCGATATTATTGGAGATATCCCAAAAGGATTGGCTACATATCTTAAAGGATGGATGCGTTGGTGCTTTGTACCAGAAAACGTTGTCCTCCAATTTGTTGCTCTTCGTGGTATTGTTGATCACAAGGCACTCGTAGTTCTCCGTGCACTGATCCATCACCTGACAGAACACTTCGAATGTCGGAAACATGCCTGCGTAGTTGTCGTATATTCGTTTTCTATTCGCTACGATGTTCTCCCGCAATATGAAAACGTAGTCGATGTTGGTCCTCAAATTAGGCGTAATCCCCAAAGGGTATTGCATGGATATGATGAAGAACATCTTCAAATGCCTGCCATTCATGAAAAGCGCTCTGACGTTGATATCTTTTGTCCAAGAGGAGTCGTACAAACAATCGTCTAATATCAAAAACGACTTCGGATCCACTCCGCTGTTTCCGTAGGTGTTTTCCTCTTTGGAAATCTTCTTCAAAACGTGTTTTTGACGCTTGACGACGTTGTCGATGATCTTAGGCTTGTACTCGTCGTGTATAAACATTTTGGGTATCATACTTCCGTAGAAGTGATTCGCAGACTCCGTTCCAGAGATCACGGTACCCAATTGAAAATGATTGTTGTAATACAACAAATCTTTAATCAAAAAAGATTTACCAGTGTTTCGTTTTCCTATCATTACAACCACTTTATCGTCATCGATCGACGTTATATCAAATTTTTTTAACTCTAAGCGCATCTTAGTTATATAGTATGATATAAAATTCCCTCACATCAGAACGGAGGCTCTCCAGTCTTAATATTATCCAGCATTTGATTGTTATCGTTCGTATCCGTAGACAATACGTACAACATGTACACAATTCCAAATGTGAATATGTACATTACAGCAAGTTTGCCGTATGAGGGTGGAGAGGTATCCGTTTTGTCCTCTGTTTTATTAAAACGTGTGTAGAGAACCACACATGTTGCAACAATGCTGGAGATCAATAGGGCATTCGTATCCATTTTGAAATAGTATATTTTATGCTATATATTTATTTTATTGTACGTATAGAACCGAACGGTTCTTAAGCATCTCTCTTACCAATCGCTTCTTGTTCTTCCTCTTCAGTTCTACACCATTGGTATCTTGCGACAACAGCGTTTTCAGTTTTACTCGAAGATCTCCCGAAACTGATTCTTTTACATCTACCTCTATTTCTCCTACATCTTCACTGTCACTATCAAAGTCCTGTTCGACCACCTTCATTTCCTCCTGTTCGGGCTCTTGCACTCCCTCCTCTTCGACCTCTTCGATTACCTTCACTTCATCTTCGACCACCTTCACTTCGTTCTCTTCGATTACCTTCACTTCATCTTCGACCACCTTCACTTCGTCTTCGATTACCTTCACTTCATCTTCGACCACCTTCACTTCGTTCTCTTCGATTACCTTCACTTCATCTTCGACCACCTTCACTTCGTTCTCTTCGATTACCTTCACTTCATCTTCGACCACCTTCACTTCGTCTTCGATTACCTTCACTTCGTCCTGTTCTATCACCTTGACTTCGTCTTCGATCACCTTCACTTCGTCCTGTTCGGGCTCTTGCACTTCCTCCTGTTCGATCACCTTCACTCCGTCTTCGATTACCTTGACTGCGTCCTCTTCGACCACATTGACTTCGTCTTGATGATGTCTAATCTTCAACACGTCATCTATATCTCTTTCCGATAAGGCCCCGCTTGAATTCCTGGAGAGGTGGTCTGATGAAGGATTGGTGATAAGAAGCTTCTCCTCGCTCTCTGTAGAATCGCGGGTAAGATCCTCGACAATGAAATTGACATCCTGATTTTCAACAATGATTGGGTCGGAGTAGGTCTTTCTGTTGAGGACGTCTTGAATGAGTTTGTCGTAGGGAATGCACTCGCGAATTGTCTGAATCACCGACTTCCTGATAAAGTCCTTCAACTCTTGAGTGTAACGAATTTTGTCTTTGCTTTTGGCTCCTGTGTACATCACTATTGGTTTCCTCCAAACCTCCCTTGCGATGTGAATATAACACTTATGGACGAATCGCGCCTTGTCGGGCAAGGATAGCATGCTTTCAACTGAGCTGTTCGGGAAAATCTTGTCCGCCATGCTGACGATAGATACATGGATCAGTTTGTCCAACCAATCACATTTGCTCATGTGTTCGAAACGAAGGTATTCGTTTTCGGCCACCTCCGTAGACCATGTAGATATGTGTTCGAGGCGCGTTTGATAGTCTCGAAGGAGGTATTTTTTGTTTTTGCATTGTTGCGACTCTTCGTGGAAAATAGTCTGCAAGCTTTGGATGAATACAGGTGTGCATTTCGCAATTAACTCGTCCACATACTCTGTGGTGATAGACATATTTGATCGAACTTGTTTTAAATTAATATGTATTTAGTTTGTTTCTCGTTTTTTACGCGAAAGATGTGACTGAATGGGTGTAGGGGTTGTTCCTGAAAGCATTCAACAAATCCGGATTGTTTCTGTCGTTCTCCGCAACGACGGGGTTATCACGTGTGAGGGTGAGCGAGGACTTGGATACGGGTGCTTGATAGATGCGCCCTATATTTTGGGTGGTTCGGGAGCCGGACTGATCCAGAGGAATGGTAGTGAGATGAACCCCTTCCGTTCCCTTGGCATTTTTAGGTCCGCTGGGAGTGGGTAGAGGTTTTTCGTACATCCCTTCGCGGGTCGTGTTCACGATAGCGTTGTATATGTCTTCGTAAGAGCGAGCTGCTTCTGTGTCGGCGTTCGCCATACCGAAATGTTCGTGGTCGGAGATCACCTGCTTAGAGGTGACAGGGGCGTGAACGGCCGCCGTCTTGTATCCGTCCCCGTTGGCATTCTCCGGATTGCCCGAGTAGTAGTGGTCCGATGTGATCTGTTTGTTGGTGGTCTTAGCGTTCACCTTTGCGGTCCTGTATCCTGTGGAGTCGCCCATGGTACCCACTCCACCGAGCGCACCCTCGCTCAACGTGGTCTCACGCACGGTGGTGCGCGCGATCTCCTTGGGATTGTACACCGTCTGTTTGGACCCCCCGTGGAGATTGACCGTCTTGTCGTACTCACCGATGGTCTCGCGAACGGTGGTCTTTGTATGGTCGTTATTTTTCGCGTAAGACCCGGGTTTCACACCCATCTGACCAGTTCGAGTGTCGTGAATATTGGTTTCCTTGATCGTGGTCCTCGCCACGTCGTTCGGGTCGTAGGTGGTGATTTTCTCGTAGCTGCGCATGTTCCCCGTACGCGTGTCGTGTATGAGAGTCTCCTTCACGGTGGTGCGAGCCACGTCGTTCGGATTGTGTACGGTGGATTTGTGCATCGCGGTGGAGTGAATGGGACCGAACTCGCGCGCGTTTTGCACCATGTACTGCTTGGTTGTGGGTTTCAAGGCGTCGGTAATGGGTGCAACCATGGATTTGATCAACGTGGTAAGATTGCCTTGGAAAGTGTTCACGGAGGTTAAATCGCGTTGATTGTCGTATACCTGCACACCCTTGCGACCGTAGTCGTCCGCCGAACCGACACCCGCTCCTTGGTGGGTGTCGTTCCGCGCACCGAAGTCTCGAAACTGATGCCGAGAGGGCTCTTTGATCTTTCCATATTTGGGATCTCCCCTGTTTTGGAAGGGTACGCCCGAGTACTCTTGAGCGGTCTTTCGGTTGGTGTCGCGCACGGGCATACAGGGCCTGGAAGTGTTCTTGGAGATGCCGGTGTTAGGGAGCATGTCCTCGTCGGTCTGCTCGTTGAAGGTGTCGACACGATTCTTGTCGAATGTACCCACGGTCTCGGCGCGAGCGATTTCGTGCTGCCCCTCCACCACACGACCTTCGAAGGTGGTTTTCGGTTTGGTCTTGGCTCGCAAGTCGTCGACCGTAGGATAAAAGGCCACGTCGCGATAGGCCTCCTGTTGGAACCCTCCGCTCGGCAGGGAGGGGTCGTCGAACTTGGTACCGGGACCGACGCGTTCGGTTTCCATGGGAAGCTCGTTGGTTCGCATAGTGGAGGCTTGAAATCTGTCCAAACTGGCTGCGTAGTAGGGGATATTTTCGGGCATCATATGCATACTCACGTCCGAGAAGTTGTTGACCTCCGTTTTAGGCGCCGAGTTACCGGGGGCCGAGATCCCCGTAAAGTTCTCCAAAAGCACCTCGTTTCGAGACTCGCTCACGTTTTGGGACAACTTCGAACCAAAAAAGGGTACCATATTGTTGTGTGTGAACTTTTCCACCGTAACGTCTGCAAGTGGACTGTAGTGACTCATGCTTGTGTACGGAACACTTTTTTTATAATGATACTTTTTTGCGAAGGTTTCACAACTTTCGAATAAAAAAAAATTGATAGTTCTGCTTGATAAGTTTCCTCTTATTCAAAACACCGTTCCTCCCTCACGACGAAGAATGCGGGTATTCGAAGAATGCGGTGCGATCGTCTTCGATCGCGTAGGAGAGTCCGTCTTGATCATTTTTCAAAGAGAGTCTCAAAAATGGGGGCTTCCGAAAGGGCACGTGAATCCCAACGAGGGCAGCAACTATTTCGAGTGCGCGAAAAGAGAGTTGGAGGAGGAGACTGGTATCATGATGAATCTCATCAAATATAGGAGGGTCGGCACTTGCGTAATCCGAAACAAGTTGTTTTATATCGTTCAACTCATGAAAGACATCCACCATCTGCGCCCTATCGATCATTCGGAGATAGGAGGGATCCAATGGTTAAATGTGCAACGAATAGCCGACTTCGTGACCAAGCAGTCTTGCAACGTCACCCTACGCGAGTTCCCAATGATTCGCTTAGACGCGAAGGTCTACTAAAGCATCCCGATCTCGCAACACTTGCGCCAATGCATCAACGGGGGTTGAGCCGGTTCTCCGTGGTCGTACATCTGCGCCACTTGCAAATCGGTGTAGCATTCGTCGTGGGAGTTCCCCGGAAGCACGCCCTCCTGCGAAACGGGTGTCGGTACGCAAGGACGATGGTTGTCTCGAACGACCAATTTGTTTTGTATGTTAGTCTCGAAACCCATAATCGCCTTTTCCTGCGGATCGGCGCAGAGCCATTCCCATCGGTTCCACCCTGTCCCACGGAGTGTGCATGGCGGGTTGCTCATCTTGGTCTCCTCCGGAGACAAAAAGTCCGCGTTCCAATCCGGAAGAGGAGTGGTCTTGCAATCGTCGAACTGGGAGCTGGGGCACTTGCTCGCCGTACGGTCCAGGCCCATCAACCGAGAGTCCACGTCGATCATGGGCATAGTCGCGCATGTCGCCACGCCGCTCTTGTCGAGACGAACGTAGGGAGATGTAGGGAACGCGTTCAGTGACGGGGTAGTGGCCTCTTTGTCCAACAAATACTTCCCCACTGCCAAGGACTCTTCCAAAGATTTGTTATACGCGCAAGGGTCGTATGACAAGTTTGCAAAACTCATAGCTTGGAATCTTATTAATATATAGACTACACAAAAATATTTTTCGAGCCTCTTGGCCTTTTACATGCCGTTGGTAGAGGCCAGATTGGTAGGATAGCAGGCTCCCTGCACGGGGGACTGCGAAGCGATCTGGCAGGAGCGAAGATGGCGCATGGTGGTGTCGATCTCCGGATGTTGCACCGGCTTGATGTACTCTTTACCGCTCAACATGTTGGTCTTCGGGGGAGTGTACAGGTACTCCGAGCAATGGGTGGTGGGATAGGTCTGGCCTCTAAGGTTGTTCTCGAGATCGACCAAGTTTCCGTGGACGTGCGATACGTTGGTTCCGCCGACCAGACCGCTCTCCACACGACATTTCTCGGTGTGCTCGTACTTAAGCGGGTTAAGCATGTACTCTACCGGAGAGACGCTCTGCTTCAAAGCCTGCTTATACGAGCAGGGGTCGTATAACAATCTGTTCGTGCTCATCACACCCCTTAAGTTTAAAGTATTCTGAGATTTTTTTTCGATTCACGCCCGTCCACATTGCTTCTTGGTCCAAGCTTGACCGTCAAAGTTGTAGCCGTTCTTCTCCAAGAACTCCTTCTGCTTCAAGGTGTCCCGTGTGTGGTCACCGCCCCTTGTCCAAGGAGGAATGATGTGCTCGGAGTTCTGCACCTCGTTCCGTAGGCAATCGATCATGGGCATGAACTCGGCCCCGACGGAGTCGCACTCGTGCGCGTTGTAGGTGTTCTCCCCCTGTTGAATCACGCTCTCCATGTCCGGTTTGACGGACCCGTGCCCGAAATCGGGCACCGCCTGAAAGGTGCGGTGAAAAAGCTGCGTCGGGCCCTTGTCGTGCGTGATCGTGTTGCGGCGAATCTTGCTGTCCTCGTCCACCACACAGGAGGATGTGACGCCGAAACCGTTCCGTATGTTCATGAAATTGCCCGTGTAGAAGTCCTCCAACTCCTTCGCGGCTTTCGTGCACGCCACCGGTTCCGAGTGGTTGGTTTGGAAGATATTGAAGGTATGGTAATGGAATACATCTTGGTTCCCTTTCTCTTGCGCCTTATTCGCGCAATCGTCTTCTCTCACACGATTCCCTTTGTCGAAATACTGCGGCATCTCGTGGGCTTTATTAATTTCGACAGATATTTTTTATTTATGAAGGGTGAAGTATTTGCAAGCCATGCCATTTCCCTCCTTGCAAGTTTTGGAAGCGTTGCCGTAACACCACTCCGCGAACTCGTCTTGCGCGTTGGGGATCGTCGTCGACGGAAGGGTGTGATAGTTTCGGATGGAGGCGCTGCGTTGGTACACGTCGTCCACTTCCTTGAAGAGGGTGTCGTGGAAGCTCTCGTCTATCTCTTTCGAGACCTCCGGGATGGGGCACGCCTCCGGGCGCCTTGGATTTTTCGCGTACTCGTCCATGGTGACGTTCATGAAGGGGTTGTGCTTCGTGGGACGCGTGCACGCGCGATTTGTTTCGTTCGACCCGACCCCTTCCGAGCTTGCGTACGGCTCTTTCCCCACATCGGGAGAGCTATCCGCGCTTCTGAGCAGGTAAGTACCCACCAAGGCCAACATCAAGGGGTAACTCGAACGAACGTCTTGAAAAACCAAATAGGACAGAATGCTCACGTACATGGAGAAGCGAACCACCCGGTTGAGTCGCTCGTCGTAGGGAAGAGCCGCGTCGGGAAGCAGGTTCAGGAATCTCTCCGGACGAAAGAAGGTCTTCGGGTCCTCGTACCATATTCTCTCCCTCACCATCGTTCCGATTTATTATAAGACACAGAGATTATTGTGGAGACTTCACTTTTCGGCGAGGCGCTTGCGAAGCCTCTCGTGGGTGGCCCCGCGCGACTTCGCACCACCACCCCCCTCGAAGGAGGGCGGGGCTCCGTCCGGAGCCATAGTGGACATCATTTTGAACATGTCCGCCATCATATCGCCATGCCCCGAGTTCTTCAAGTTGCCCATCATTCCCATCGCCTCGGTCAGAAGCTCCTCCTGGTTCAGTTCCCCTTTCTCGATCTTCGTCTGGATGGTGCTCCCCACCGACTGGATGATCCCGCTCAGAACGTTGTTATCCCCCGAGAACAACTTCTCCGGGTTCATCATATCCTCTTGGTTCAACTCCCCCAAATCGATCTTGGCGGTGATCTCCTCCGCCAGCTCGCCGATCTTGGTGTTTCGCATGAAGTCCAAGCCCAGGGGATCCGAGCCATCGCCCTCTCGCACGTTCACCTCCTCGATCTGATCCGGCTCGCGAAGCGCTTCCACGCGAGTCATGATCTTAAGAATGGTTTCGTCGAGAATCTCCTCCATGTCGACCTGTTCGCCGTTCATGATCCGGAAGGTCTTCGTCAACAGGATCGAACGCTCCTTGTCCTCCAAGTCGAGCGTGTCGAAGTACAAGATCGTGAAGAGCATGTACACGTACAACTTCATGATGCGCACGTCGTCCTGATTCCCACCGATCACTTTGTTCGCGATGTCGCC